TGATCGTTTGGTCACTGCAGCAAGACCTGATACTTCTGCTACAATGGCCAATACCACATTTGCTGGTGGTGCAGCCAGAAATGTTATTGTAACCACAACTGGCACTGGCGACAATGCCAAGACTTGTACAATAACAGGAACAGATCTTTTCGGGAATGCTATGACAGAAGTTATTACATCCACTGGTTCAGCAGAAGCAGTTGCTGGGAGCAAATTATTTTTAACTGTTACAGCAGTGGAATGCTCTGCACAATATGCAGCAAATATAAAAGTTGGTTCAGGAACTTTGTGTGCTGATTCTATCGGTAGTGGAGCAAGAATAAGATTAAAAGGAATGTCAATAACATCTGGTGGAACAGCAGGAACTATATCTTTTATTAATGGCACACCTGAGACTGGCACAACTTTGTTTACAGCAAGAACAATCGGTACTGCTAATGATGTTGTTGATAGAACTATTCCAGCAGAGGGATTATTATTTGCTAATGGTATGACTGTATCATATACAGTTGATCATGCAGATATGATGACATTCTTTTTTACATAGGAGATTAAATGGCGACTTCTGGGACAACAGCATTTAGACCAACTGTTGAAGAAATAATTTCTGAATCATATGAAAGATGTGGTATTGATC